AGATCCCGCGATTGGAGGGACGGGTGGTGGTATCGTGAATAATAAACGCGGCATTTACTCCGCGTCCGGTACGTCGATGATGCTCATCCAGCAGAATAATAGAAACAATCTCCGTATGAGTGACATGCGCTCTGCGCATATCCGCATCGCGAAGAAGTTAATGGGGATGTATTCTAACTTCGGCATTGGGCCGAAGTTGAAGAAGTATGGGGATTCATCGGATTCACTAAGGAAGGCTCTCGACGCGTATAAGAACGAGACCCTTGGCTTCCGTCTCCGGCCAGCATCCGCATCTAATAATAAAGAACTAGAGAGGCAGAATGATATCCTCCTCTCTAACTCTCTCGAGGGTTTCTACGAGAGAAGTGCTCAAATGATTCAAGCAGCTATTCAGCCAAATTGTCCACCAGAGCTGAAAGCATTCTACGAGGAGACTCTTCTAGCTTCTCAGGCATTGATGAAGAGTGTATTACGGAACTTCAACCACGATGACGTGATGAGACTGTTGCCGAAGCCGCCTCAATTCACGCCAGCGCAAGGAGCAGGAGATGGACAATCTGGAGGGGCTGGTCAGCCGGCTCTCGGAAATCAAGGAGCTATACCGGGCGGAGGAGTTCAGGGTTCTGGCGGAATTCCTCAAATCCCTCCGGGATGAGTTTTACGTACAGCTCATAGATACAGAGGCGAAAGCGGAGAACCTTCCCCTCATCGCCTCTCTTCAAGAGAAATTTAAACTAGCCTCAACGCTGTATGATCTTCCTCAATTAGTAGAGGGAGTTAAGGCGCGTTTAGAGGCATTTAAGGCTCTCCAAGAGAAACAGAAAAGGCAATCCGAGGATTAAGAGATGGCGAAGAATTGGTGGGATCGTACTAAGACGCCGGAGCCGGAGGAAGAGTCCGTTGTTCCTAAGGAACTAATCGAAACCCGTGCTAAAGTCGATGAGATGGGTTCTAAACTAGAGCAGATGCTCTCAGGGCTGAATGCTATTACATCTTCTCTCTCGGAAGAGAAAGCGGAAAAGGAACGTGCTCGCGTAGCGAGGGAGCAGGCAGCGGCGAGGAAGAATATAGAGGATTCTCGCCTTTCTCCCGAAGACCTAGCAGCGCAACTATTCTCCGATCCAGAGGGGACAGTAAAAAACCTCACTGATCCCTTGGCGCAGGAACTCATGGAGATGCGCGCTGCTCAGACGCGCCGGGATGTATTCGAGAATACAGAGAAGTACGAATACTACACGGGGGATTTTAAGGCTGAGGTAGATCAGGTTCTCGCTGCTCAGACTCTGGCTTTTCGGAATAACCCCGCGAGCGTTGAGAATGTATACTTCAACGTCCTTGGACGAAAGCAGAAGGAAATCGCAGAGGGCAAAATCAAGAGTCGCTTTGCGGGTTCCACTGGCTCGACTACCCAGAGTGGAAAAGGCTCTGGTACTGGGGATAAGTTCACAATCGACGTTGACGATCAAATCCGTCGCGCAGCGAAGCTCGTAGGGATGAAACCTGAAGAGTATGCTGCTCTCGTAGCAGAAGATGCACAGGAAGGGAATATCGCGTATGTCTAATCCTACGACCCCCGTACAGCCGGCGAAGGAAGCCGGAGCGCCTCCAGCTGGTGCTATCGACCCAGCTCTCCTCGCGGATCTGGTTCTTAAATTCACGGAATTGAAGAAGAAGAATGACGAACTCTCCGCGAAGCTAGAAGCCTCCCCAGCCCCCGCTGCCGGGGCAGCGAAGCCGAAGAAAAAGGAACTCGACTGGTCTAAGATCAGCGAACAAGATATCTTCAACATGGATATCCCCGTTCCTGCCATCGAGCACGCTCTGGAGACATATCTCGACGTACACTTGAAGGATAAGAACTTCCATCCTCGCTGGGTACACAAGAGCATCCACAACATTGGCCCTCGGCTCAAGAGTGGATACTCCTTCGTCGAGGAAGCCGATCTCGACACAGTTTACAATCACCCCCTAACGTTTGATACGAGTGGCCACTACGCATTCGACGACGTTATCTGCTTGAAAATCCCGAAGAGTATATACTTCGGTAAAATCAAGATGAACTATAACCGCGCGACTGCGATTCAAAGAGGGAAGGAGGTTCAGGCCCGTAATCCGAATAAGGATATCGATCTTGAATCTATCTCCGATAATCCCTACGTCTCCGCAGCCCAGCAAAGAGGTTCGCTCCAGTTCTATGAACCCTCCGCGCCGTCTCTAACTGCAGCAAACCTTCTTTAAGAAAGGGGATATAAATCATGGCAGGGCCGAACCTCACCAATCATCTCCCTATCATTTGTGTTCAGAACCGGGCAAACACCGCTCCTCTGACCGGCGCATTTCCTGAAGCTGCGTCGCAAACCTTCCAATTCGGAACTCCCGTAGGCATTAACGGAGCAGGTTACGTTGCTGCTTGGGGTGGTGTTACCTACTCGAATGCGATTCTCGGAATCGCTGAATCCTTCGGACAGAATCTCGCCTCCGCTGGACTCGGCGCTCCGGTTGCCCCATTCGGCGGAATCACTGGTACTGGGGCTACTCAGACATACGGCTCCGTTCCTAATGAACCGAACGCAGTCAACATTGCACTCGGCACCCCAGTCGCAGATGGTCGGACTCTCTACATCGAAGCGAACCTAGATAACGTCTTCGAGGCTATGTGTGACGCCTCTTCGGGTACAGGCTCGGCTAGCTGGACTCCGACCGCGGCTACTCTTGCCCCAAGCTCAAACCAGTTCGGACTCACTCTGGATTCTGGTGGCAAGTTCTGGTATGTAGACTTCTCCAAGACTGGAGCTTCAGCTGTTCTCCAGGTCGTAGGGATTAACCCTCTGGATGGGTATATCGCAAATGCCCGCCTTCGCTTCAAGTTCCTTACCGCCTCTGTACAGAATCTGAACTAAGAAAGGAGAACCTCTTAAATGGCACAAGTTAGGGCAAAATTTCCCCAGCTGATGCAGTCTGGCATGAAGAAGATTTGGTTCGATGCCATGCAATATCAGTTGAAGAGTTCACGGTACCCGGAGGTTTTCCACGAGGAAACTTCTGATTCTCAGTATGAGCAGGAAATGGAGATGGCGGGAATCTCTGCACTTCAAGAGAAGCCTGAGGATTCTCCAACCTCGTATACAGAGATGATCCAGGGTCCGTCGAAGCGGTTTATTCACTTGACGTATTCTCTCGGCATCCGTACCTCGAAGGAGTTGATGGATGATGATAAATACGGCCTGGTGAAGAAGGGTCCGGTTCTCCTCGCTCGGAGTGCTGCCTTCACAGAAGAGATGATCGCGTGGAATGTATTCAACCTCGGCTTTACCTCCGCGGTGACTACAGGAGATGGGAATCCACTCTTCTACAACCAGCACCCACTCCTCGGTGGCGCGGCTGCTACGAACTTGGCTCCGGGAGCCTCGAACGTAATCTCTCTCGCGGGCACCTGGCCTAATCGTCCTTCGACGGATATTGATTTCAGCGTTGCTGGTCTCCAGCTTGCTACGAATCATGCCGCGAGAATGATTGATAACCAAGGCTTCCCGATTAACCTCCGGTGGAAATACCTCATCACTCCCCCGGAGCTTCGCTTCCTCGTTCGTGAAATCCTGGGTTCTCCTGGCAAGCCTTATACCGCAGACAACACGATTAACTCACTGTTGCCTGAGGATTATAAGAACCTGGAAGTTCCCTGGCTCACCTCTCCGAGCGCATGGTTCTTGGCTGCGGATAAAGAGGATCATACCCTCCGTGTCTATCATCGTGAAAGAGCGAAGACGGATTTTGATGACGACTTCGATTCCGATGCGCTGAAGCAGAAGACTCGTCTTCGTATCTCCGCCGGCTCGACTCGTTGGCAGGGTGTCTGGGGTACGAGCGGACCGTAGGTTCGTGGGAGGGAATTCAAATGGGAGACGGGCTGAAACACTCTTATCTAAGTGGCCCCTGGCATTATTGTGTCAGGTGTGACATGAAGACTAAGATAGCCGACATGGAATGGCAGAGGGGGTTACTCCTCTGCCATCCGTGCGTGGATAAGAAACTTCTCGGGGATCGTGAGATTGCGATAGCATCGGTGTTAGAAGATGGCTCTGAGGAATTAGCCCCGGTGGAGAAGCTCCGGCTCCCATATGAATACACAGAGACGGAAGACTTCATCACTTAACCCTTCCAGCATCGCTGGTGAGAGGAGTTAGATATGAGTATCACTGAGGGACGTTGGGAGGGGAATACTTCTTTCCCAGATCTACAGATCTTCGTAGATCCAATTTGGTTTAATAACATCGGCGGCACTAGTACTATTGCTACAGATGGAGCAGGTTCTCTGTATGCTGCGCTGGGGAATAATGCAGTAGGGGCTTGGTATGCAAATCTTGCCCTCTTTCTTCGGACGGGGGTGTACGCATCCTCTTATAACCAGAATCAATTTGGAACGGCGGCGGGTGTAGGCGGGCCGTCTTCCGTGGCGAATACCTCTGGCCCACTGGGTCTTCCTTCCGGCTTCCCCCCGATCTCCCAAGCGAACATGACCACGATTTCGGGATCTATCAACGGAACTGGAACTGGAGTTCAGTGTAGTCCTATTCCTAAGGGAACGCAGATTGACTCCATTGACGTGATCTACTCTGTAGCGGGACTCGCCTGTGTTACTCCTACGATTGGACTCACGAAGACTATCTTTGTGAATAACACGGCACCAGCCGTTACGAACTTGATCACTCTTGGAACGAATGGACTTGCTACAGCAATCCAGGCGAATCCATACGTGATTAACGTCCCTGTAACCACCCCTGCTATGCTCACTGCCTCAGATACTGAGGCTATCCTGAACATCAACATTACTGGGGGAGCTACCGGCACCGTCAAGTTCTACGGTGCTGTTATCAAAGGGCACTTTAACTTCAGCTGAGGAGGCTCCGTTAAGTGGCGAATGATTTCTCTGGGCGCATTCTTAAAATCACTACCGTCCCGGCTACTTGCCCCCTTGCTAATTTTAAAGTAAAGGGCGGCCAGTGGACGGGAGGTATTTCGGGCCAGACGTTTACAATCACAGATATCGCCGGCCGAATCTATACCTGGACATATCCTGCTTCGGGAGTTGTTCAGGTATACGAGATCGGCTGGCTTTCTGGGCCTGTAACGTTTGGCGGAACCATGATCGCAGGGGAAGTAGAACTTTATCTCC